GTCATGATAAAGCGTACGTGCATTTCGAGATTCTTGTCATCCCATTTAGCTACTTCAGTAGGGGTTTTCGGCTTCCCTGCATTATTACCTTGCAGTTTGACCAGCTTGCCATCGCTATTATGCTCTATCAAACCGGCGTCAGCGAGATAGGACATATACCCATTTACCAAAGTATCCAGACGTGCCGCGATCAGAGTCTGCCTCCAAGCAGTTTGACTCCGTGTCGCACCGCTCCACTTCTTATTGGAAGCTTCGTTGTGCGTCCTTACCTCGTCAGGTGCTGTGATGAGAACCTTAGAGCCGCTATTCAATACGGCGTTCATGAACTCCGTATCAAACTCGTCTCCTATCCTAGCGAATAGATCAGCGGTAATCCCTGCTCTAATCGGTCGGCCTGAAGCTTTCACCTCGCTAGGCGCTATACCACGGGATTTTAACCCCTCGTGAAATAGCTCCTTTTTACCTGCATCGGTTTCAGCGGCATCTAGACGCTCCATAAATAACCCAGATAGTTCTGGGGTGTATGGTGCGAATGATACGTCTGAACTGACAGCTTTTAGAGTCGGTGCTGTCTTGGACTTTGTAGCTTTACCCATAGTAGTTTCCTTAGTTAGGTAAATTAAACAAAGACTTCTCTCCATGTGATAGGGATACGTCCCTGTCGTCTTTGAGTGTTTCCATTAAAGCATATAAGGATTCTAGTACAATGCTATAACGTGCATTATTATAATTATTTTTGATAGATAGCGATAGACAGTGATAGATAGTGATAGATAGTGATAGATAGTGATAGATAGTGATAGAACTAGGCTTTGTGGCGTTCGCATATGGGTATGGCGCTTTATATAGAAAGCCCGATCTAGCCCTACCCTACCCCTACCCCCCGCCAGAGCGATACAAGTGACATGCTGTGTATATATACTATTTCACTCAAATGATTTGCATTTTTAATGGGTACCCCCTTTTTTCTGTGGGGTTTGGTGGTGTTTTATGTGGTTTTGTGGGAAGACCCCCCTTAGGAGTCCCAGTCTCCTTGCTATAAAAAATTTTTTATATATACTTCAGGCAATTCAGCTATTTATAGCTTGCGATGGGGTAAAATATGGCTTTAGAGCTAGTACCCGAAGTGGGAATAGAAATCCCGCCTGACTCTACCTATATGGATTTGCGTGAACGCGCAGAGGCCGCTTGTAATACGGCTAAGTTATTAGGGGAGCATGGGCTAGATGTGGAACCTAATGATTTAGATAAGGATACAGCCAGTATTTTGGTTGAGTCCTACGCCACCAACCCTGAAAAAACTTCCAAGAAAGTCTCTGTAGCTCGAACTACCACCCTCACTCCTGCTTCTTTGGTGCAAACAAGTGCCATATTGACGGAGTTTGGGCAGCTTGTTGCTACCCGTGCTGCAGAGATACGCAATACTGTAGTCAATAAACTGATTCTGGAGACAGAAAACCCTGATGCGAGGGTACGTATACGTGCTTTGGAGAACCTCGGCAAGATGACCGAGGTAGGACTCTTTACTGAACGTAAGGAAATAACCGTAACCCATCAGAATGCAGATGATCTACGAGCAAAACTACGGGAAAAGCTGGAAGTATTGAAGCAGAACGCTGAAGGGGTGTACGAGGTGGTCGAAGATGGAAGTGACTAAGCGGGATGTTGTTAACATCCGTATGCACATATGCGTTCAGTGTCCTCACCTACGCCCTAAAATCCACCAATGTAAGAAATGCGGCTGTATTATGCCTGCTAAAGTGTGGTTTATGGGGGTAAGTTGCCCCGAAGGTAAGTGGGGGCCAGCAGAAACAGGGGTTATTGCCTCAGATCAAAGGCAGTTTGCTACTTAATGACTAATATCCGCACTCAGGACTTTTCTCCCTCCGAAATCCAGCTAATGTTGGACAATTTAGACGCATACACGTTGGAAGAACAGGAAGAACTGGATAAGTTACTGGAAGAGTTGGAACACAAGCAGAAAGCCGAGGCGTGTTACACTGATCTTGTTGAATTTTGTAAGCTTATGCAGCCGGATTACAAGGTTGGTAGCCATCATCGCATCCTAGCTAACCTATTGATGGAGATTGAGAGCGGAAAGGAGGCAGACACAGGAAAAGACAGGATATGTGTCAACATCCCCCCCAGACATGGTAAGTCTCAGCTTGTTTCTATCTATTTCCCTGCGTGGTTTTTAGGGCGTAACCCTACTAAGAAAGTAATGATGGTGTCCCATACCACTGATTTAGCTGTAGATTTTGGACGTAAGGTGAGAAACCTTATATCTACCCCCGACTACCAAAAAATCTTCCCCACCGTGCAGCTTGCTTCTGACTCCAAGTCAGCAGGGCGATGGAACACAAACGTGGGGGGTGAATACTACGCTTGTGGAATAGGTTCCTCTATCGCAGGACGAGGAGCAGACCTGTTGTTGGTTGATGACCCTCACTCTGAGCAAGATGTCTTGAGCGGGAACTTCGATGTGTTCGATAAAGCCTATGAATGGTTTACGTTCGGTGCGCGTACTCGTCTGATGCCCGGAGGTCGGGTAGCGATTATCCAGACTAGGTGGCATCTGGACGATCTGACAGGGCGTGTTACCCGTGACATGATGATGAACGAGTTGGCTGACCAGTACGAAGTGGTTGAATTTCCAGCAATTATTGATATAGAAAGAGAAGGCACTCCTGTTGAGAAACCGTTATGGCCTGAGTTCTTTGATCTGGATGCGCTCCACCGCACTAAGGCTTCGATGCCGTTGTTCCAGTGGAATGCCCAGTACCAACAAGAACCCACCGCCGAAGAAGCGGCTTTAGTTAAGCGTGAGTGGTGGAATCAGTGGGAGGAGGAACGTCCCCCCTCTTGTTCTTATATTATTATGTCATTAGACGCTGCGGCAGAGACGCATAACCGTGCAGACTTTACGGCCATTACTACATGGGGTGTGTTCTTCAATGAGAAAGAAGATGCCCATAATATTATTCTCCTTAACTCTATTAAGACGCGGGTAGAGTTTCCGGGGCTAAAGAAACTTGCCTTGGAAGAATATAAGGAATGGGAACCTGATTCGTTTATCGTGGAGAAAAAGAGTAGTGGCACGGCTTTGTATCAGGAATTAAGGCGTATGGGACTTATTGTGCAGGAATACACCCCGCATAGAGGCTCAGGAGATAAAACAGCGCGGTTAAATTCTGTGGCAGATATTGTACAATCAGGATTAGTTTGGGTTCCGCAATCACGATGGGCTGAAGAAGTAGTAGAGGAGATTGCAGGATTCCCGTTTATGAGCAATGACGACTTGGTAGACTCAACAGTTATGGCGCTAATGCGCTTTCGCCAAGGCGGTTTTATACAGCTCCCTACTGACAGAGAAGATGATCCGGCTATGTTTAGAAGCAGAAGACATGGCGGATACTATTGAGGACTAAAAGATGGCTATAGAGAAAGGCATATTTACTGCACCTGAGGGGGAAGAAATAGAACAGTCCTTAGAGATTAATGTAGTGGAACCTGAAATGGTAACTATGAGTGATGGAAGTATGGAGATCACCCTAGTTCCTGAAGAAGGGCTACCCCTTGACCTTGCAGGCGCACCGTTTGATACAAATTTAGCAGAGTACATGGAAGAGACTGTGCTTGAGGCACTATCAGGAGAACTCATAGCACATGTAGAGTCTGATGCTAACAGTCGAAAAGATTGGGCAGATACATTCGTTAAAGGATTAGAGGTACTTGGGTTCAAGTACGAACAGAGAGATCAGCCTTGGGAAGATGCGTGTGGCGTATTTTCTACGGTGTTGGCTGAAGCAGCTATTCGGTTTCAAGCAGAAGCTATGGCAGAAACCTTTCCTGCAGGTGGGCCAGTAAAAACTAAAATCCTTGGTGAAATGACTAGGGAGAAAGAAGACGCTGCTGATCGTGTGAAGACTGATATGAACTATGAGCTTACTGAAGTCATGGTGGAATATAGACCTGAACATGAACGCTTACTGTACAGCTTAGGGTTAGCAGGATCGGCATTTAAGAAGATTTATTACGATCCTAGCCTAGGGCGACAGGTAGCTATCTTCATCCCTGCTGAAGATGTAATCGTGCCTTATGGAGCTTCTAATATAGAAACTGCAGAACGTGTGACCCACGTAATGCGTAAGACCAAGAATGAAATTGTTAAGCTTCATAAAGCTGGGTTTTATAGACCTGTAGATTTAGGTGACCCCCAACCCTTCCATACAGACGTAGAAGAGAAAAAAGCACAGGAAGGTGGGATATCCATAGACGATGATGATAGGTATACCCTTTATGAAATACATGCCGACCTTGTGTTAGATGAGGAAGGTGATGAGTTTGTTTCTGAAGAAGGTAAGAACGATACTGATGTTGGCCAAGTAGCTAAACCTTATGTAGTCACTATAGAACGTGGCACAGGGAAGGTGTTATCTATTCGCCGTAACTGGCAGCCTGACGACTCTTTATTCCTCAAGCGTCAACATTTTGTCCATTATTCTTACGTGCCGGGTTTTGGCTTCTATGGTCTTGGTTTAATTCACATTATTGGTGGTTACGCTAGGGC